TCATCATGCAAGTATGAAGTTTTTACTAGAGGATCTTAATTTAAAACACAATAAGCAAAAGTTTATTGATCTATTTGATCAAGAAGTGCCATACACTACAAAAGATGTAGTTGTGATGTTTATCACTGTCATTGGAATGATAGATGGCAAATTGCAAGAGAGAACGTTCCAAAAGAAAATCTACGGCGACAAGGCTCTAAATGCAATCCAAAGAACAACGGCTTCAGGAGTGTGTGCAGTTGTACAAGCATATTCAGAAGGCAAACTACAAGGTTCAGGATTCCAGAAACAGGAAGAAGTTCCTTTTGATGTATTCACAAGCAATAAATTTGGGAAACTATATGAACAAGAATGATTACGATAAAGTAATAACAAGAGCAGTAGAAATACAAAAAGAATGGCGTAATATGCCAGCACCCCGAAGAGGTGACCTAATAAGAGTATTCGGAAACATTTTAAGAGACCACATAGAAGATATCGGTGAGTGTATCATGAAAGATGCAAAGAAAATTCATGGAGAAGCAATAGGTGAAGTCCAAGAAGCAATTGATATGTGTGATTTCGCAGTAGGACTTTCTAGACAGTTGTATGGTCTAACAATACAAAGTGAAAGACCAGAACACAAACTCCAAGAAGTTTACAATCCTTTAGGAGTTGTAGGAGTAATTACTGCCTTTAATTTTCCTTGTGCCGTTTGGGCATGGAATCATTGTTTAGCGATGGTGTGTGGAAATAGTGTAGTATGGAAAGGTTCGCCTAAAGCAAAAAGAGTAACTGATAGTTGCAAAGAGGCATGGGATCAAGCAGTTGAAAAAACTTTCCCAGAACCTTGGTTCAAGTTTAAAGATTTATTACAAGTTGTAGATGGAGACAAAGAAGAAGCAGAATGGATGGCAGATGATAAGAGAATCAATTTATTAAGTGCCACTGGTTCAACGGAAATGGGTAAAGCATTGGCTCCAAGGGTTTCAGCGAGAATGGGTAAAGCATTATACGAGTTGGGTGGCAACAACGGAATGATTGTGTCAAAACACGCAAATATAGATTTGGCAGTAAGAGGAATAGTATTTGGTGCAGTTGGTACGGCAGGACAAAGATGCACTACATTAAGAAGATTAATTGTGCATACATCTGTTTATGATGCGTTAATTACAAAATTAAAATCTGCTTATGAAAGTTTACCTGTTGGTGATAATTTCAAAAAAGAAACATTAGTCGGTCCATTAATTAATCAGGAGTCCGTGGATAGAATGCAATCAGCACTAGAGCAGGCAAAAGCAAAAGGCTACACAGTTCATGGTGGTGAAGTGGTTGAAGGCTGTTCAGTTAGACCTGCTATTGTTGAAGCAACAGAGCAATGTGATCTAATCAAGACAGAAACATTTGCACCTATTTTGTATGTGCTAAAATATTCTGATATAGAAGAAGCAATAAATATTCATAACGCAGTTCCGCAAGGATTAAGTTCATGTATCTTCACTGACAATGTGCAAGAAGCAGAACTTTTCACATCAGCAGGAGGTTCTGATTGTGGTATTGTTAATATAAACATTGGACCAAGCGGTGCGGAAATTGGCGGTGCATTCGGTGGTGAGAAAGACACTGGTGGTGGACGTGAGTCTGGTTCTGATGCATGGAAACAATATATGCGTAGAAGCACAGTCACTATCAATTACGGAAAATCTTTACCATTAGCACAAGGAATTAAATTTGGAGACTAAAATGCCAAAAGGCTTTTACAAAGATCCAGAACTTAAATTCGATCTTAACAAAATGCAATCAGCATTGAAAGAGGTTGACTCACGTGTGGCTAGACAATCTCCATTGGGTGAAAGAGATATTAATGCAATATGTCTTACGCAGATACCAAATGATCCAAATTCAATCACAGGCGGAAATGTTAGAGGGTTATATTGGACAAAGCCTGACAGCACTTATGAAGAAGTTCAAAGAGAAGAAGTAATTGACGAAGCCAAGTATTCTGAATTTGTAAAACTTTTCGAAGATACCTATTTCAAAGAAATGTATGACACACTTGCCAAAAAATATAAACTTGGTAGGGTTAGGTTGCTTTGGAAACTTCCTAGAACAACATTAAGTTGGCATAGAGATCCAGAACCTAGATTACATATTCCAATAGTTTCAAATTTTGGTGCCCGTATGTGTATTGACACAGAAGTTCACCATATGCCTGCCGACGGTGCAGTTTGGATAACGGACAACACAAAATATCATAATGCTTTCAACGGTGGAGAAGAAGATAGAGTTCATCTTGTTGCCACTGTTTTGGATTGCGATATGTCCATATTCCAATAATTTGGTAAACTACTTTTCCAAAAAACCTTGACTTAAAGTACCTTAGACTGTATATTAGTATTATTATGTTAAAAACGATAACAAATATCTTTAAAGGAGATATCTCAATGTCAAAAACAACAACAATCCAGAACAGAGTAGAATCTGCTTTATTGTCTGGTGCGGCATTAACATCAAGTGCTATTAAAAATAGATTTGGTGCTGGTAACCCACAAGCAGTAATCCAAGCATTAAGATTCAAAGGTATCCCTGTATTCTTAAACACTAACAAAAGAAGTGGTGTAAAAGTTTACAGAACTGGTAAAGCACCTAAATTCGTAGTAGGCGCTGGATACAAAGCGATTGCAAAAGGTTTAGTTAAGTAATTAAATTTTTTCGAATTGATTAAAATAGGCGGCTTTATGTCGCCTATTTTTTTGACTTGACTTTAACCAAAGCAGATACTATAATTTAAAAATAAGGAAAAAATTATGAGTGAATTTAAACAAGGTATCTTTAACGCACTTAGATTGTTAGGAACAAGTAGTCTAGCATTGGCTTTGATTTATACCGCAGGACATATCATAATTGCAATGTCAGTTGTGAGTGTTATGACTGGTGCAAGTCTATGGGAGGCTGGCGCAGTTGCTTTGATTGAGCCTAGTATAAACGGTGTTTGGTTTTACATTCTACACAAGATTTGGCGTAAATTTAGCGGAAATCCTGACGCAAAAGCATTCAACGATTAAAAAAGCCGCATAAACACTGGCTTTTTTAGCCTATCTTTCTGGTTGACTTTTTGGTACTTCAGACATTATAATAATACTATAAACAACAAGAAAGGCACCATGCAAAAACAAATAGAACAATACATAGAAAACATTAAAAAAGACTACGTTGGTTTTGGAAGACCACAAACTAAAACTCAACAAGAAGTTCACGAAAATATGAAGAATGAGTTCAACGACAGCATTAGAGTTGAACCTGGTAAGAAGTATATTAAGATTACTACTGCCATTGGAACTAGCAGATCAGTTCATTCATTTTTAGCGGCAAAAGACTTCACTACTTCAAAAGGTGTGCAGTTTAAAAAAGGTGATATCCTTAAGGCGGCTAGTTGGCAAAATCCAACTTTAAATGCTCCAAGAGGTAACATTTTTGGTGATTATGTCGTTAAATGGACTGGTGCGTGTTATATGGACGGTCAAAAAAGAATATTAGTTTAATTAACATAGAAAGGGCAACAATGCAAACTCAAGAAAAACAAATAGTTAAATTTATGAACCACAAAGTAGATCCTACTTACATTTGGCACACTGCCAAAGATGCGGCTGTTAAGGCAGTTGATGAGTATATGAAGGACAAAGAGGAGCCTATGTACTGTGGTTTCGCAAATGTTAAAATCAGACCTGCAAAAGGTAAGTTCGTTAATTTCTTAAAACAACAAGGAATTGGTGATATTGCATATAAAGGTGGTTGGAGAATATCTTACTACGATATTATGCCAAAAAGTCATCCTTGGAGAATGACGCAATCTATGAGTATTAAGGAAATTGGTTGTGATGCGTTCGCAAATGCTTTGGAATCTTTTGGTTTAGATTGCATAAGTGAAAGTAGAGCAGACTAATAGGTTGACTTTTTTGAATAAAGAAAGTAAAATGAAGTATAAGAAAAGGCAAACATAAAAGGCAAGAAAGGGCACAATGCAAAACACTATATACGTTCTGGAAGGTTCTTACAGAAACAAATTAATAGAGAACCAATCGTTCCAATTACTAAAACCATATCAACCACATCCACACAAAGAAGGTGGATACATCACAGTCAAAATAGATCCAAAAGATTATCCTGGAGCAACATCGGATAAGATTAAGGTCAATGTTGTGAGTGAGTCGCAGTTGAGAGATTCGGCTCCTGAACAACCTAAAGAAGAAAGCGATACGGAAACTGTGGAAAGAATGAGAAAAAGATTTACAATTTTGGATAGCATGACAAAGGCTTGTAAAAAAGGTGATGTTAGAGCAATGATTGTTTCGGGACCTCCAGGTGTTGGTAAAAGTTTTGGAGTTGAAACGGTATTGGATAGATATGGTGTTGTCAGCACATTGGGAAACACTAAACCTAAATATGAAGTTGTAAAAGGTGCAATGTCTCCAATTGGTCTATATTGTAAACTTTACAATTATTCAGGTGCTGATAATGTTTTGGTATTCGACGACTGTGATAGCATATTATTAGATGACCTTAGTTTGAATATATTAAAGGCGGCACTAGATTCTAAAAAGACTAGAAGGATATGTTGGAACACTGACTCTCATATGTTAAGAAGAGAAGGTGTGCCAGATACTTTTAACTTTGCAGGTTCAGTAATCTTTATTACTAACATTAAATTCGATAATGTAAAAAGTAAGAAGTTGAGAGACCATTTAGAAGCATTAGAAAGTAGATGTCATTACATTGATTTGACTATTGATACTATTAGGGAAAAGATTTTGAGAATTAAGCAAATCGTAACAGATGGTATGTTAAAGAGTTATGCATTACCAAAAGAAACTGAAGAAGGAATTGTTGCTTTTATAGACGAATATAAAAGACAATTGAGAGAGATCAGTTTAAGAACGGTTCTTAAAATTGCTGATTTGGCAAAAGCATTTCCAGAAAATTGGAAGGAAATGGCAAAACAAACGGTTTTAAAACCTGTATAATGGAGTTATAATATACGCATGAAAAAGCATAAAAGAAACGCATTGGAAAGAAAATTGGACGAATACAATCACACAATGGAATTGATTAGAACAATACTGCCTGTGGTTATAATTATTCTCCAAGTTATAATATTGGTAAAGATAATATGATAGAACAACTATTAAATGATCTAAAGAAAATGAGAGAAGATATGGTAGCAAAGAACTATCCATTTCAGCAGTTATCAAATTTGATAGTGAAATACGAAACAATGTTGAACGATCAAAAAACACCAAGTGAAAAACTACAAGATGATTTGGAGCCAATAGAATGAGAACACAACCACAAGACGTTATTGCAAAACTAGAAGCAGACAATAGTAGACTAGCAAAAGAAAAAATATTACTAGATGCTATGAACGAAGGACTAGATGAGTTCTTCGAAGGATTAAAGATGTGTTTGGACAAGTTATACACATTTGGAGTGAAGCAAGTTCCGACAAAAGATGAAGTGGTTGCTGGGCAAGGATGTCCTTGGAATGTATTCAAAGAACTAGCAGAAAAACTTTACAATAGAGAATTAACTGGACACAATGCCAGAGACGCCATTAACCTTGTGATGAGTTCAGCGACAGCAGAACAATGGAATGGCTTCTATAGAAGAATATTAATAAAAGATTTGCGTTGCGGTGTTTCGGAAAAGACTGTGAACTCCGTTGCAAAAAAGAACAAGTTTGGCAAGTACATGGTGCCCGTGTTTACTTGCCAACTTGCCCACGATTCAGCAAACCATGAAAAGAAATTAGTGGGTAAGAAAATGTTAGAAGTAAAACTAGATGGTGTAAGAACTTTGGCAATCGTGCATCCAGATGGTAAAGTAGATATGTTGAGCAGGAATGGTAAAGAGTTTACGAACTTTGGTCACATACAGGAAGAAATATCAGCAGTTGTAAAACAAGATCCACCACCATATGCTTTGGTGCTAGATGGTGAAGTGATGAGTGAGAACTTTCAAGACCTTATGAAACAGGTGCACAGAAAAGGAAGTGCTGATGCCAAAGATGCGGTGTTGCATTTATTTGATTTCATACCATTAGAAGATTTCAAAAAGGGTAAATGGGACAAGACGCAGACATTGAGAACTGCCATGTTGAAGGCTTGGTACCAAAAGCATGAAACCAATTTAAACGCCGTTAGAGTGCTGGATCATGAAATTGTGAACTTAGACACACCCGAAGGGCAAACGACGTACACAGAGGTGAATAAAAGGGCCGTACAGGGAGGATATGAGGGTATTATGATTAAAGATCTCGAGGCTCCATATGAATGTAAAAGAAGTCATGCTTGGTTGAAACTAAAACCATTTATTGAAGTTAGTTTGGAAATTAAAGCAACAGAAGAAGGTACTGGCAGAAATGTTGGTAAATTGGGTGCTTTGATTTGTGAGGGTGTTGATGATGGTAAAAAGATTAAAACTAATGTTGGTTCTGGTCTGAGTGATGATAATAGAGATAAGTTTTGGCAAAGCAAAGACAAACTGATTGGACAAATTGTAGAAGTGAGAGCAGATGCTATCACAAAGAATCAAGACAGTGAAGATGAATACAGTCTAAGATTTCCAAGGTTTATGAGATTCAGAGGATTTGAACTGGGGGAGAAAATATGATATCAGAATATGAAGCAATTAAGAAAATATTAGATTCTAATCACATCACAGACATTGATGATATAGAATATGGTGGAGAATGTTTTGATGAACTTATGGACTATTTCGCAGATGAAATGCCATATGGGGTAAAGAAAGCAAGAACAGGTATGCCAGATGAATGGATATATGACAAATTAATTGATCTCGGCTTTGACAAAGAACTGGAGCAGAAAAAAGAATTGGCAAATCATTATAGATGGAAAGGCATGATATGAACAAATTTAAATGGTGGGTGCTAGATAACTTACCCGCTGTCTTTATAATACTGGTTTTTACCTTTGGTATTTTTATGGCGGCTAACCACGCAGGAGTACTTTAATGAAAAAGAATAAACAAAAAGAATACAAATTAACAAAAAAGGATTGGTTAATGATATTAGAATTTTGGCCCTTGTCCATAGTGACTCCGGTTATGTTGATTTTAATTTTGTTTGGACCAATAAT